TAGCAATTGATACTAAAAAAGAATTGGATTATAAAGATAGATTAATAGAATGTGAAAAACTTATTCTTCCATTACTTCAAAACTTAATGAAGAATGAAGATAAAGAATATATCTATTGGCCAAATAGAAAGGCTATCATAACTTCACAAATTGACAGAATACAAAAAGTTACAAGAACATAATATAAACCTTGTAACCACAGGTACACTTATTATATAATGTTACACAATGAGCGAAATATCACAAAGCCTAATTGAAGGTGCAGCATATATCCTACTTATACTAGTAGCCGTTCGGAGTTCTTGGAAAAAAGGAGAAGCCGAAGGGAGTCGATATATGCTTGAATATCTACGAGAAAACAAATATAAAAATACAGATGGAATTAAAATCCCGTATCTTGATGATACAGGATACAATAATTTTATGAAGCATGTACGAGAAGAAGATGGTAAAAAGAAAAAAATTTGATGTAGAGATATTAGAAGGTGATGCAATTATTCATTTAAAAAAGAATAAGACAGTATCATTAGTATTCGCAGAAGATGGTGATACGATTGTTAGAGAAATGTCATGGCCAGATCACGAAGTTTATAAAGCGGCTGTTCAATTCGCATTAATGATTGATAGTTATTTTAAGAATGCAGATGGATTAGATAATTTAATTCTCCATTCACCAACAGGGAACATTGCAGCTGAGTTAATGGGTAAAGATTTATTATCTATAGACTTAATAGCTGCTAAGAAATCAGGAATAGACTTTCCTGATATTGAAGATGAAGATACAGCAGAACAAGAAGGGAAGGAAATCTATAGTGGAAAGATTCCTGATAATGTTTTGGATTTAACAGAAAAATTAAAATCAAAGGAAGATAATGAGAAAGAATGACTTGTATCGAGGTAAGCCAAGAGGATATTATGATCCAACTCCAGCAGAAATGTTTTTTGCTGAGTTAGGGAGAGAAATATATAAAGAAACAGAAGATAAGATTCATAAGACACAAATGACTGATGAAGAATGGAACTTGTATTGTAATACTGCTAACAAATGTGTTAGAGTAGGAACAGTATGGGGTCCTAAAAGAATAGATGATTTCAGTAAAGATGAACAGCGTGTTATGAGATTATTTTTAGATAGAAGGCCAGAAAGTAAGAGGAAACCATAATGAGTTTAGAAGGTGAAATAAAAGTCTTACAAGATAATATGAAAGATTTACAAGGTCAATTAGCCAGTGCACATATAAGAATATCAGAATTAATTGCTGATAGAGATTCTGCATTAGAAGATTTAAAAGCTGAAAGAGAACATATTAGAGAACTTTCAGATAGATTAAATAAAACTGATTTAAGAGCTCAAGAAAAGATTAAAGAAAAGATGGATAAAATTCCTGATGTTTTAGATTCAAAACCACAAAATTTTAAAAGACCAGCACAACCTGGTTATACAGTTAGAGAAGGTGAGAAGTGGGTAACTATTAAAGATGGTAAAATGGAATTTGAAGATATAGAGATCAAAGATTGATGCCAACTTATACATTAGAAGATAAAGAGACAGGTGAACAGCACGAAGTGTTTATGACTTTTTCTGAACTTCAAGAATACAAGAATTTAAATCCAAATTTGAAACAAGTAATTGGTGCACCCAATATTATTAGTTCAAAAGGTGGTAGAGCTAATAAAGTAGAGAATCATCCGTTCAAGGAAGTATTACAAAAAGTAGGTGAAGGACATCCCGGCAGTGCTGTAGATAGAGCTCACAATCGTAGAACAGCTAAACAAGTTGCAACAGACAAGGTAGCTATAAAACATGGGATCAAAGATGTTTAATCATTTAGAAGGGTATGAGTCCGTTTCATTACCTACAGAAAACATAAACGGAAAAAGATATTATACAACGCCAGAAGGAAAACATTATCCTTCAGTTACAACAGTAACAGGTATGATGAATAGAGTATGGTTGGCTAAATGGAAGAAAGCTGTTGGTGAAGAAAAGGCTAACAAGATTTCTAGAAAGGCTGCAATGCGTGGAACAAGATATCATCATCTTCAAGAAGATTTTTTAAACAATAAACTTACAGAAGAAAGAATAGCTTCAGCAACTCCATTAGATTTAATGATGTTTAATCAGACAAAAGAATTAACATCTAAACTAGGAGATATCTATATGTTAGAAGGTTCTATGTATAGTAATGAATTAGAGATAGCTGGTAGAGTTGACTGTATAGCAGAGTTTGCAGGGAAGGTGTCTGTAATTGATTTTAAGACAAGTACTAAATCGAAGTCACCTAGTAAGATAAAGAATTACTTCTTACAAGAAACAGCATATGCTAAGATGTTTGAAGAAATGTATGGTGTACCAATAGAAAGAATAGTAACTATTGTAGCTGTTGAAGAAACAGGTCAATCACAATTATTTGTTGAAGAACCAAAAACTTGGTTAGATCAATTTATAGATTTACGACAACAATACAGAGATGAATATGGTATGTAAATTCCAAACATTGACAAATCAAGAAAAGCTGTTATAATAGATATATGATCTTAACTAAAAAGAAGTTTACGACATCAGTTGAAGAATTGGTTATTGAGAAGAAGTTAAGTTATATAGACGCGATAGTTTATTTCTGTCAAGAGAATCACCTTGAACCTGATTCAGTTAAGGGATTAATTACACCACCACTAAAAGAAAAGATTAAAGCTGAAGCAGTTAGTTTAAGATTTTTAAAAGATGAATCAAATGTAAAATTAGATATATGAGACCACAAAAACAAAAACCCTATCATCAAAGAAAACACTTTGATAAAAAGAAAAGAAAACCCAAACCATTAACCTTTGATCAACTGTTAAGACGATTTAAAAAGAAAGTTGATAGAGCAGGTATTATTCAAGAAGTTAGAAAAAGAGAATACTACGAAAAGCCAGCACAGAAAAGACAAAGAAAAAAGAAAGAAGCTGTTCGTAGAGAACAACTCAATCAATTAAACAATAACACATTACACAATCGCCAAAGGTGGTATTAATGACAAGTAGAGAAGGATACGATGCCTACTGTTTATATCTAGCTATTAACAATCATTTCAATACAGACAGTTATGACTATTTTAAATATGCTGGAAAGACATCAGTTAAGTTAGAAACTTTTCTCAAGAGAAAAGACAAATATCATTTTGCTAAGTTAGCTAGAAAGTATCATACAGAATTACAAGATTTTTATGTAGCTAATCTTTCTAAAGGAAAGTTCTATGTTAAAAATTTATTAGATGTAGAGTGTGAACAGAACTATAAAGAATTCAAGAAAACAAAACAACAATTAACATATGCCGTTACAGAAGATATGAGATACTTATTTGATAAGTACAAACAAATAGATATTTGTATAGGCATTAAAGACGGACAACATTCTAATATATTAAGAGAATATCTTGGTGGGCGAATCAGTGCTTCTACTATCATTGCAGCGGATAAAATATTTGATATCTTTAAAGATTATAATATGATGATATCAGAAGATTTCATTTGGCCAAAAGAAAGAAAACGATTAGATAGTTTAGCTCCCTTTTTAGATTTAGAACATAAAAAATTACAAACAATATTAAAAGGCATATGGCTAAAGTAGCTTGGATAATAGGAAACGGTCCTTCTAGAAAAGGTATTGATTTAGAAAAATTAGAAGGAACAACATTTGGTTGTAATGCTCTGTATAGAGATTTTACACCAGACTATCTTGTATCAGGTGATGCTGGAGTAATAAAAGAGATATGTGCTTCAGGTTATCCTAAAGAAAATAAATGTATATTTCCTGATTGGGCTCCTATCCCATTAGATTATCAAGAAGCATTATTAGAAGAATTTAGACATGGCAAATATGAAATATACAATTCAAATCCAGATAACTTACCTTATGTTCAGATATTTGGAAATGAACATGAAGGTAATAAACAAGTTCATGTTGTAGGTTGTGATAATCTATGGCAAATAGAAAGTATGAGTGGACCAAAAGATGATCCAGAATTTAGTGTAAACTTTTTCTGTGGCTCTAATGCAATGGCTCATGCTTGTTACAAAGGTTTTGACGAGATAAATTTACTAGGTTTCGATTCAGTTTGGAATTTCGTAGAGGACACTTATCAAAATATATATGCGGGAACTGATAATTATGAAAGGAAGAAAGAAACTTCTAGATTAAGAGTCGGTACTGAGGACCCTAATACTATGGAGGGAACTCAGGAAGCACAGATCAAAAAAGTCCTTGACAGATTTAGAGATTGCTGTTACCATATATATAAGGGTAGAGAGAAATCTTTACTAACATACGATAGTTTTATAAAATAAAATACAATGCATATAAGGAGAAAAATACAATGTCATTTAATGAACTAAAACGCAACAGGGGTGGATTTGATAAGCTTCAATCCGCACTTGAAAAAGAATCAGAAGCTTCAACAAAAAATTTCGCAGACGATAGATACTGGAAACCAGAACTAGATAAATCTGGTAACGGTTATGCAGTGCTTCGTTTCTTACCAGCAGCCAATGGAGAAGAACTTCCATGGATCCAATATTGGGATCATGGATTTCAAGGACCAGGTGGCTGGTTTATAGAGAAATCTTTAACAACTTTAGGTAAAGCAGATCCTGTTAGTGAACATAATACTACATTATGGAATACTGGAGATGATGCTAATAAAGATATAGCTAGAAAACAAAAAAGAAGATTACATTATGTATCTAATGTTCTAGTTGTTTCTGACCCTAAACATCCCGAATTTGAAGGTAAAGTAATGCTTTACAGATACGGTAAAAAAATCTTTGAGAAAATTAAAGATGTAATGCAGCCACAATTCGAAGATGAATCACCACTTAATCCATTTGATTTATGGGAAGGTGCTGACTTTAAACTTAAAGTTAGAAAAGTAGATGGCTATTGGAATTATGATAAATCAGAATTCGCAGCTCCGGCTCCTTTGTCGGAAGATGATTCTGAACTTGAGTCCGTCTACAACAAACAACATTCTCTCGCAGAGTTAATAGCTCCGGATCAATTCAAGTCTTATGACGAATTGAAAGAGAAAATGGAACGAGTATTAGGGTTAAGCTTTGAAGGAGTTTCAACAGCAACAGCAGAAACAATTGCCGATGATAATTCAGTAGGTAATACTGCGACAGCTGATGAACAACCTTGGAGTGATACTCCAGTTCAAGCTGCAGCTAGTAATCAAGAAGATAATTCATTATCTTATTTTGAAAAACTTGCGGCTGAGAACTAAAGAAAGTTCGTTAGGATTATAAATACCTAACACAAGACTAGGGAATGTAGGCATCGTGTCGGCCTACTGAATCACTTAATCATAAGTGAAGGGACAATTAAGAATGGGGATTCTTAATACTCAAAGCGGAAAGGTATCGGATGCGGCAGGCGGTATCGTAGTAACGGCGGGAATGCGGGGCCAGTTCTACACTATCTAATAAGTAGGTGTGTTCATTGCAGCTGCGAATGGATCAGAAAATCCAGTACCATTAGAAATATATTTTTCATCTTTGTTTGTATTAGTAACATTATTCTGTTGAACAGTCTTACTACCAGAGGTCTCTCCTCTTTCTGCAGCATATCTATCTCTAATTTCTTTTTCTTTAGCAGCTATATCTTCTGCTTTTTCATTTGTCTTAGTTGATAATGCACTTTGTTCTTTTTTAACTTCTTCTAATTTGGCTCCAGCTCCAAAGTCAGCACGCCAATCAATATCAAATACATCTCCAGGCATCTTAGAATTATACCAAGTTATAGCATCGTTAATAAAACCTTCAATTCCACTTGCTATTGACCACCAAAGATTTCTTACAGATAAGACAAATGATTGAAAAGCATTATCAACCCATTCTGAAAATGAGAAATTTTTCCACTTCATCATTGCAACATCCCATTCTTCATTAAATTTCGATTTTAAATTATCCCATTCTGTAATAACATAAGCAACTAACCACATTATACCGAATACAAGAAGTCCTATAGCAACTACTAAAGCTATTATTGGAAGATTAGCAAGAATAAAACCACCAATTAGTAATCCCATTTGTACTATAAATAAACCTACTTGAACTATAAAACCTGTTATAATAGGTACTAACCACCTTACTGCCTTCCCTACCGCGCCGGCTAAGCTTTTAAAAACTCTACCTATAGGCCCGAAGATTTTTTTAACAATAAGTTTATTAGTTTCACTCATGTTGTTATCCATCCAGACTTGTGTTTTTACCCAAGCTTGTTGCCATTTGAATGCAAGGTCATCAGTTCTTTTTTGCATATTGTAAATCATTTTACCTTGTGGACTATCTTTGTCAAATTCTTTACCACCAGCTGATTTTATTTTTCCACCTTTTTCTACAACATCTTCACCTTTTTCTCTTGCTGTATATAATTTTTCTCTTGCTTCACGAGCGTCAGTTACAGACTCCTTTGTTCTACCGAAGAAAGCTATAGCAAAATCTTCAAACCCTTGAATAAGTGGTTCAAGAGCTCTTCCAAAACCTTTACTTATAAAGAAAGTAAGAATGGCCGCCAGAACAAATTTGATACCTTGTAATATTGATGTTACTCCAGGTAATTGAGTTAATAATTGTAATTTACCCAACATTAAATTCATATCAGTTTTTAATGCACCTTTAAAGTTATCAAAGCTTGCTAGTTCTTGTAGTCTTTCTTTACCTTCAGCACCCCATTTACCCATAGTTTTTCCTAAGGTACTTAATTGAGCATCTAATATACCTTTTAATATGGATTTTTCTGATTTTGCTTCTTCTGCTTTTTCTTCTTCTCTTTTTTTTGTTTCTTCTTGAGCGTATTCTTCCTTCTTTTGTAAATCTGAAAGTCGTTCAGATATTTCTTTGTCTTTACTCTCTCCCATAATATCCGCTACTCTTATAGCTTCTTGGTCATCATCTAATCTAATTGATGCTATATCTTTATCACTAAATAAACCTGGGGTATCTGTTTCTGATTGTTGCTGAATTCCTCTTTCTGTTTTTTCTTGTAAGAATTGTTGAACTTTAGCAAACTGGTTTTCAATACCTGCTTGTTGCGCGTCATACTCTGACCTCTTCTTTTCTACTCTTTCATCAGCTGCATGTATTGCTTTTATTTCAAGGTGTTGATCTTTTGACTGTTTCAAAAGTGATGCCATCACCCTATTCTGTGCAGCTGATTCATCTTTAATTTGTGTTAAAATATTGT